GCTGCTACTGTTTTGCCAAAGGTTGCAAAGCCTTTTTGGCTTTCATCTAATCCGGCAACTAATCCTGCATCACCAGTTAATCCTGCAATAAATGCGTTTAATGCTGGAATGCCGCTCGTGTTTAAAAATCCAATAAACTTCTCAACCTGTGGCAGTAATGCAGTGCCAAGTGATTCTTTAGCCTCATCGAAACCAACCTTTAAACGATCAATCTTACCCTGGAAGGTTTCAGCGTTAGCGGCTGCTGCGCCGCCATACAATTCTGATAACTTGGTTTGAATCTCTGTAAATGAAAGTGTTGCTAATTCAGCCTTAGATAAACCTAATCCCAACCTTTGAAGTGCAGTGGTATTTCCATCTTGAGCCTTGCCAAGTGCATTGGCTACTTCTTCAAGTCCTTTGCCTGACCCCTTTGAAATATCTAAAGCAAGTCCTAATAATCTTTGGGCTTCGCCAACATCTTTTGTGGATACTGCCAATCTCTGCATGGCTGGTCTAAGTTCATCATCAGCAACGCCAGTGGCTAAAGATGTCTTTAAGATCATGCTCTCAGTTGCCTTTATTTGGGCATCAGTTGCCCCTGTGGCAGCCTTTAAGGCATTGGCTAACCTTAACTGTGCTTGCTCATCTTGAATGGCTGCTTTAACGCCATCAATGGCTAATTTTGTGCCATAGGCAACTGCAGCAGCAGCAGCGACTGCAAACGCAGCAGCAGCCTTTTTTCCAAACGCACTGATTTTATCTGAGTTTGTTTCAACCGCTTTATCGGCTTGATCTAATTTCTTTTTAAGGTCATCAACATCGGCAAGGATGGATAACTTAAGGGTACGATTACCAGTTGCCATTATGCCCACTCCTTAAGAATGCGATCAAACGCAACTTCCCATTTGTTAATCAATTCAGGCTGAATTCTGCGAAGGGTCGGATAGATAAACCATCCTCGTGAACCTCTGCCTTGCCGTCCGCTATAACTAGGGAACTGTTTGAATTTATTTGAACCAAACTCATAACCACCCCATAGGGTTTGTGTAGTAGCACCACCTGAAAACTTTTGACGTGCGAAGCCGTAACTGAACTCACCAATTTTTGAGGATTTGCTAATCGATACTCCGTCAGCAATTCTCTGCGCTGCCTTTGTACCTTTTGTTCTTGATCCAGCAGCCGCTTTAATTTCTTCTGATGCAAAATACGCCAAAGCAGCAGATTGAGTTCGTGCCTCTTCTGTTGCTTGAACATCCATAAGTTTGAACGCTTTGTAAAGATCGCGGAGGTCGGCTTTGTTATAGGCAATAGTTTCATCAGCCATTTCCTCGCTCCTTCAATATCTCAACTGCGGTTAATAAATCTTCTGCATCAGTCCACTCACTCATTGGTATTTGTGTGGCTATTGCCACCGCAATAAGTAAACGGCTTACGCTTCCTTCTGGGTGACTTTTGGGTCATCCGCATCACCGACAATTACGTCTGCGACTGTTTCCATCCAGGCATCCATTGGCTTGACTGGTTTGTCGCCAGCGATAGCACGCTTATGGGCGTGATAAGCCAAAAACATAAGATCCCACATGCCAATCTTTTCTTTGGCTTGTCCAATCGTGTGTCCTGTCTGCTTCTCCCATTTTGCCCACTCAGGAGGTTGGGCTATGTATGTGGCTTGCTCTCCTGAGTTATATTCAATTGTGATTGGTAATTTCATTTGTTTGCTCCCGTTTTATTTCTTAACTAAATGTTTCAGTAACTTCGCCACGTGCGACTGGGAATGTGAAAGATACTGTTTGAGCATCTACTCCTGAGCCACCTGCGGTTGGGTAAACTGGCAATACTGGAAACACGAATTGTGCGCCAGATGCTGCTGTTAGTGTAATAGAAATTTCTGAGTTTGGTGATGTATCACACGCTGCCCAGATTGCTTCACATACTGAAGATGCCTTACCCCAATCTGCCAACATATCCAATTGGAATGTTCCAGATGTGTTTACAACTTTGTAGGCTTCGCCATCAAGTGTTTGGTAAGTTTGACGATCAAACTCTTTGGTTAGAACTGCGTTAGTCGCTTGTGCTTCGATGTCTGTTCCACCTGTGAAAGACAAAGAAATATCGCGACCTGTTATTACTGTGGTTGCCATGATTCTCCTTTATGCGGTTTGTGTGTAATAGGTAGAAACTCGAACATCTGCAATAAGCAGAGTACTCGCTCCAACTTGTGTAACTGTAGGTCTTTCGACCGAACTGACTATGTATCCTGCGGGGATAACTGCCAGAACACTTAAAATGAGTTGCTCAATGTTGTCCAGGCTTGCTGGATTTGAGTTGTAAGCAACTGCTACTGAAATTGTCATATTGATCTTTGTGCGAATAGCGGACTTACTGATTGTTTCCAATTCCAAGTATGGGCTATCTGGAACGACCACGACTGCCGGTGGTATAACGCTTTCTGGAACAAATGCGTAAACGTTGCCTGCTACTGTTGCAAGTGCTGTTGCTAAAGGTTGTCTAACTGAAGATAAGATTGTTGATGGCATTATTGAGCCATGCTTTCAACATCAATAAAAGGTCCTAACAAGCCAACACAACGATTGAACAATGAGCGGCCCATTCTAAAAGGTGTTGCTGTAAAATCTACGCCTTCGATCTGACCTCCTCCTGCAAGGCGAGATTGGAATACTTCTAAAGATACTGCAAAGGTTGCTGACCGAACTGGCTGATTGCCAACATAAGTTGATGCTGAAGATAAGGTTGCAGTTCCGGATGGGATGATATTTGCGCTCGCCACATCTGCGTTTGTAATGGCGCATGAGAATGTATATTGTCCAAGATTATCTGCCAGGATTGTGCGTGTTCCATTGTAAGGTGCTCCACATCCTGCGATGACTACAGATTGACCCTCAGTAAATTCATGTATGCCTAAAGTAGTAAAAGTTGCTACGTTTGTGTCTAATTCAGCCTCTTGAATAGGGCTCTTAAAAGAAACTAACATTGGAAGGATCACGCCTTCTGCGGTATCAATTATTTCATTTAAATAACTGTCTGAATATAAAGAAGAAGACACGCCAAGTACGCTTCTCAACTCTGTGGCTGTAATAATACTAGGCAAGTGTCTTCCTCTCTAAACTCCCATTAAAAGATGCCGGAGATCGGGAGCAACCCCCGGCACTGATTTACTTATTGACTATGCAACCATGAATCGGTATGCGCCTGCGCCTACCTTTGTTGCTAGTGCACCATAACCATAGTAAGAAACTTCGATCTGTCCGTTCAACGCTACGTTAGTTTGTAGGCGTGTACGTGCTGACTCGTACCATGTATATGAATCTGGGTTGATTAAGATAAGTGAATCATCGGCTGTTGGTGCTCCAGTTGCCATGTTACGAGATACACGCAAGTTCAGACCAAGCAAGTTTCCGCCAAGTGATTGACCAGTTAGGTTTCCACCTTGGTTTTGGTTGCCAATTAGGTTTTGGTAAATTGGGCGACCATTGTCAGCAAGGTTCATGATTGCACCAAATTGCTCTGGTGAAACAAGAATGTTTGTTGCTGTTCCAAGTGTGTTCTTGTAGATTGAAACAGATCCGTCTGACACAAAGTCAAGTAATCCTGCTGCATCTAGTGTGCGGTTTCCGCCATCTGTTCCACCAGCAACTAGGCCAGCGATAACTGCAACATCTGTTGCCTTGATGTAAGCGAATTCCATTTGCTTAACTAACTCGTCAAAAAATGCTGGTGATGAGCGATCTAACAACTCAACTGAGAATGTTTGTCCGCCAGCGTACTTCTTAACGTTTACAGTTAAGAATGAGTTTGTTAATCCTGTTTCGATGATTGCATCGGCTTCAGTCTCTTCCTGAACTACAGGAACGACTGTGATTTTTGGAATTTCGAAACTCATGCCCGCGTCCGGCAAAACTCCACGTGAAACGCTGTCCACTGCTGGACGATCTGCGTTTGATAGTGGGTTGATGATTTCTGTCAATTGACGTGTTGGAACAAGTCCTGCGTTGTTTGATGTTGTGTCATCTGCAGCGCGTACATATAACTTGCTCTCATCATTTCCTAGTGCTGCACGTACTGAGTGCTCTAGGTATGTTGCTTTGTTTGTGATTGGTGAGCGCGGCTTTGTGTAAGCAACTGGTGTTGCTGCACTAACTGCCACTGGCTCAAGTTTTGCCGCTTCTACCGCTTCGGTTGCGATAGGGGCTTCTGAATTAATCTCAGACACTTTGTCCTCCTGTGGTTGTTCTTCCGCAGCGGTTGCTTCGGAATTCTCTGGTGTTTCGGTTGCTGCTACATCTGCAACCCTCGCGCTATCTATCGCTGGATCAGTTACTAGACTGACCTCAATTAATTTTGCTGCACTGATAGACATAACTCCTTGTTTGTTTTCCCAATCATCTACCATTACACCAACGCTAAAACCATCTCTTAAACCTTCTGCGGCTTCTAATAAAGAATCATCTCCGGCTATTGTGCCTGCGATCTTAAATGTTGCCTCAATGCCATTGTCATCTGCTGTAATGTCCATTAACTTGCCAATTGGACGTGTGCGATCATGTTCAAGCAATAATTTAACTGGCTTTGAGAAATCGATGCTGCCTTTTTCAAAAACTGTTGCTCCTGCTGATGTGTTGCCTTTTTCGCCCCAAGTAACAATCGTTCCTGAGATTGTTCTCTTGCGGTTATCGGCTGCGGTTAGCGTTACTGGGAAATTGATTTTCATCGAATCAAATCCTCCTCTTCTTGTATTTGCTCAATGCTC